AATTGTATTATACCAGAAAAACAGTGCTCATAGTAAAAGTCCCGGCAAATACCGGGACTTTGTCTACAGTCTGAGACCATTCCTGGTCTTTCTCTAATTCTTATCATGTTGTTCCTCTGTCTTTCAACTGTTTATGTGTATAAGTCGCTAACTGTTTGTGTGTATAATTTTTGTTTAAGTAATTATGCGTAACAATCGTTACAGAAATCTTTACTTTTCCATTTACAACAACGGGATTTGGAGACAATTCAACTTTTTCAATTTTTATCATTAAATTACCTCCATCTTCTCCCTGTTTTTTATAATTTCATCTGCAATTTTTAATTCTATTTCTAAGGTGTACATCCTGCTTTTTTGCACTGGTTGTATTTTTGCATCAACATAATAACCATTTTTCTCTTCGTCTTTTTCGATTGTACAAACGCCTGCTGCCTCTTGCTTGCCATTATGCAACAACGAAAATTTTGCATCCTTTATCACAAAATAATCATATTGACCTATTGAATGAACAAAATACTTTACATGTCTGTCCTCTCCTAATATGAAAGTTATCATCTTTGTACCTCCTTACATTTTGGGTACATCCTATTGAAGCATATTTTCCTTTCAACTTTTTCAAACAAGTATCCGGAAAGTGGCAACTGATGCACGCAAATGTTTTCACCTTTTACAGTATATAATAATCTTGTTATAAAGCTTTGGTTCCCTGCTTCGTCCTCTGCTATTACTTCGATCACATATTCTCCATCTATATCAAGTGGGACTGGTACATTCCACCAGTCCCCTTTGCTATGATCATAATTCACTTCTATGCCATCGACCTTTCCGAATACTCTTTTGACCATACTCATCTCCTAGTTTGTAACTTCTACACTGATCACGAATGTTTTTCCACAATCTACTGGATTTGGTGTAATCGTTACGCTCTTAATCGTAGGTGCCACTGTATTTAACGTAACGGTACGTGTTACTGTAGTTGTCTTACCAGCACCATCTTTTGCGACAACTATAATTGTGTTTGTACCTTCTGCAAGAGTAAGAGCCTTGTTGAAACTTCCATCGCTTCCAACTGTGACTGCTTCTGCTGCTCCAGAATTAAGCTTAACTGTAACTGTTACAGGACTTGATGTTGCATCGTTGGTTGTACCTTTTACTGTGCATGCAGACTGATTTGTAACAAGTTTGTCCGTTGGGCTGGACAATGTTAATACAGGTGGAACTGTATCTACCTTAAATGACATTGAGCTTGTAGCTGCTGCATTTCCATCATAATCACTTGCATCAAGTTTGATTGTGTGACTACCATCAGATAATGCTGTTGTCGGTGTATATGTACACTGATATCCTTCGGTGATTGCCGTTTTGGCAATTGAATCTCCTGTTATTTTTGTTCCACTATCAATCGTAATTCCAATTGTTTCCGGATTAACTCCTGAATCTGCATCTGTTACCTTCCAGGTAATCGTTGGTTTATTATTCGTTAAGTATGTTCCAACTGTCGGTGCTGTTATCGCAATAATAGGTGCAACTTTTTCTTTTACTTGTAAACGTAAAGATTTTCCAAGAGTTGCATCTGCTGCATCTTTTGTTGTTATGTTTCCTGCAACGTCGGTTGCTTTTACTGTTACTCCGTAATAATGTCCGGATTGATTGTACGAGCTCTTAGACGGAGCTGTTACCGTAGCTTCATACTTTCCACTTGTACTGTTAAGTGTTAACGTATACGTTTGACCGTTAATAGTCGCTTGTACTGTTTTTATAGCCATATCTTTTTCTCCTTTTTCTCTGTTTTTACTCAATAGCACAACTAAATTCTGACTTAAAAGATGCACTTGTAACTCAATATGCCGAATTGAATGGTACTGGAAACAACTATTTTTATGTTGATCGTAAACAAGGTTATCGCTTGAGTTCTGCGATATTGCATGTATATGATACTGGTTATATACGTGTTGAAGCAATATCTCAGGAAGTTAACAATGAGAATTGTTATGTGTTATGGACAAATAATAGTTATCCACAAAACAAAAAAATTGGCTGTGATCTTGTATGGATCAAAGAAAACTTCCTATGGAATTAAAATATTTTAATTTGACTTATAGCATATAACTTCACAAGGACATCCTTGATATGCAGAAGGGATTTCTATCAAATATAATTCTTTTCCATACAATGCCATGCCTAATACGTTATAACGCCATTGATCATACTTTTTCACTCTTATAGCTACTGGCACCATGTTATCGGGCCAATTGGCATGAATGATACCTTCTGAGTTATTAGGTGTGGTCATATTGCCTAAAAACTGTATTATGCTTTTTGTATCAGAATTTAGCTGCGTAATAGCATTCTGTGCATTCGTCATATCGCTCTGAGTTGCTGGCGTATATCCAAGAGCTTTTGTCACGTTAGCTTTTGTCATTTCTTCGCGAATCGTTGCACTGCTTTTGTTTTCGACATTACCTAATCCAATCTGACTTTTGGTAACACTATGAGGATTTGATTTGTTTCCTACATGACCTGTTTTCGCATCATATAATTTCTTTAATTGCGCGTCAATAATATCTGAATTTCCATTATGTACATCAATATCATAAAAATCAGATCCTTCTGGTTTCGTCAGTCCATAATTTGTTGTCTTTGTTGCCATCTTACTCTCCTTTCAATACAGTATTTCTAACCTGTTCGTTTGTATATGTGTGTAAATAATCATGTGTAAATCCATGTAATGTATCATGTTGGTTATATCTTAATCCAATATCTATCGTCATATTCAGTGGCACAATCTCTTCTAATAGTTGCTCGAAATCGTTATACATTTGCTTTCTTGTTAACTCTACCAGACATTTTAATTCCATTGTTTCTGGTAAAATTACCAAGGTATAGTTCCCATTGCCTAGCAAATTATCAAGTCTGTTTATAAGATCTTGATTCGTATATGGACAGTCATCATACCACTTTGTCAGCACTCTAAATTTTCGATCTTCTAAACTATCTGTATCCTGTGGCTGTATTTTTAATATTTTCTCACATCGTACAATTCCATATTCTGTAGATGTTCTGATAGAAGTATCAAGATCTCTGTCTCTTATTTCATTTTCTAATTGCTGTCCAACTTTTTCTTCTGCATCATAGATTGCTTTTATTTCTTCTATATTTTCAATCACAGGAGGAATATTTAGCTGCATGATACCACCCCCTTAACCGGAATAACATTTTCTTTCAACGTAATATTTTCTGTTCCACCATTTAACAATATATTACTTACATCTGTAATTCCTTCTACATTATAGATAGCGTTTTCAATACCTGCTCGTCTCACGATTATAGAATCACTGTTTATCCAATTCTTTCTCAGCGATAGCAGATATTCTTCTACCGCATTTTCGACTTGCGTTTTTAAGCCTTCCGCAGAATATCCAGTATCATATGTAGCAACTGCAGATACATTAACTATATATTCTGTCACAGTTGTGATCGATACAGAATGTCCAATTGGAGCAATCCCAATTCCTTCTCCTGTTTGTTCTATTGGATCAACCTGCGTCTGCACGTCATTGATCAGCTTGCTTTCTGCTTTTCTATATTCATCTGATATAATCACAATTGGTATGATTGTTCCTTTCCGTCGATATGGTTTGACTCCTCCAACACCATCAATTGCGCCTATTCTTTCTTTATAATATGCACGATTTCCACCGAACGCCTGAATGCCAAACGAATCCATGATTCTCATGCGGTAAGATTCCTCGTCTTCCTCGTCTTTTCCTTCTACCAGAAGCTTGGTTAATGCCGCATCTTCCAGACCATCAATATCATCCAAACACATCAGATCCCCTAACCATCCATTCGCTGCGATTCCAGGATCTTCACATTCTAGTCTGTACTTATGTTCTTCTTCATTGATCACGTCTGTTACAATATAGTTATAGTCATCTCCTGAAAATTCAGTTCCAATCGGCACCGAAACATTAAATACTCCTTCAAATTCTGCCGCAGTAGCTTCTTCTATGTATGTCCTTCTTTCTTGTCCAAACTGTACTAAATGATCAAGATCAGCTGTATCAGCATATTGGTTATCTGTTAATGCTGCAAGTTCTACATACACCTCTTCCAATCTTGCTGCCTGCTTTACACAGGAATGATAAATCAGTGATCCCTCACTTGTATCCAAGCCATCCGGCATATCTTCCATCATACTGACCATGATATTTTCAAAGGTCATGTCCTCATACATCCGATTCCACCTCCTCACTTCCATAATCCGTTAATAATGTAAATTTAATGTGTAGTGTTTCATTTACTTTTTCGATCTCCAAGTTCTCAATTCCATTAACATATGGATTCACTTCGAGACATTCTGTCAGCATCCTGTTTACTTCAGATTTCACATACTCATCAGAATATGTTCCTCCGATCAGATTTACCATTTCATTTCCGTATTCCCATGAATACTGAATATATTTATATCTTACAATCTTAATTGCCAGATACGCCCACACTGCAATAGCTCTTGCACCTTCTGCAATTTTTCCTGTCAATTTTCCAGTAGTGAAATCTATATCAAATTCTCTTGGATAATATTCTTCTTCCTCTTCTTCATTGATAAGTTCTTCTGTCTCTTCTTCAAATGGAAACCTTATGTATTCACCACCTTGCATATAATTATGTATTTATCGTCACTGATCTGGTACACCAGAACCATGTCTCCATCATTAAGGACTAAACCATCTGCTATGTAATAGTCTTCTGGATCAAGCTTTAATTCATTGCATAGCACTTGGTCTTGTACCACCCTTGCCATCTGCAATCCTGTATTATTTCCTTTTTTACCTTGATGCTGCATGATCTTTAACAGCCTCTCATAACTATTCACTAAAGAACTCTCCTTCCTTGTTGCCAGTGTTTCACGTAATATGAATCATTCAGATTACTGACTTTTACACCGCCACTGCTTGAACAGTGCACAAACTTTCCCGATCCGGCATAAATGCCGACATGAGAAGCTCCTGCTTTGTATGTTCCTTGAAAAATAACCAGATCGCCTTTTTTCAAATTCTTTTTTTGTACTTTCGTTCCTTTTTGTGATTGTGCTAACGCTGTTCTTCCGATATTTTTACCTGCCGTGGTTCTGAATACATAAGATGTAAACCCAGAGCAATCGGATTTTCCTGACTGTGGAGATGATGCACCATAGACATATTTTACTTCTCCTATAAAACTTTTTGCTTTCTTTATAACCTTATCTGCTTTTGTATTACTTGCAGATGTTTGCTTGTATCCGGTACCATTACCTATAATTGCGTATCCGGTACGTTTTCCAAAACGGTTACATTGAGCTTTTGTTTTCATTAGCAGGTCAAAGTGATAGACACCATTCACAACTTTGATTGCACCGCCACGATCATTGACTCGATGAACCTTCTTGTCTCTGCTTGTCTTTGTTCCAAGTACCTGTATTTCATTTCCATACTTTATACTAGATGGTGCTGCACATGTGTATTTGCTTGGGTTCAGTTTCTTTCCCTTGCAATCGTAATAACCACCCTCCATCTTATTTGATGCTGGATAATATGCTGTAAATAATGCCTTTACTCTTTTCCCATTTAATATACCTGTACTTTTAATTGATGAAGCATTTGATTCTGTATCATCATCTTCTGTTTCCATAACATTTTTAAATGTAAGCTCAAGAGTCATCATATGAGTTCCATTCTCAAATACATGCGAATCATTCTCAATCCAGAACTTTCCACACAATCCAGAATCAACATCATTAATCTTGATTCCATATCCTGCTTTGCATCTGATATCTCCAATAGCTGTCAATGATGCACTGGTATCCAGGCCCGACAATGTATTTTCAGCCTCTTTCTTTCCATTACCACTATCAACAGTTACGGAATCCTGATATGTTCCATATGCTTTAATCCAATTTTTATTGGAAACTGTTCCAATTCTTTTATTCTTGGAATTGTAAATTGCAACCTTATTTACCATGCTGTCTGTTGACTGCTCGTAGGAGCTCTCTGTGATACCTTCTTTTTGATCTAAGGTTACATTTAACATTGATCCCTTCTTTATAACAGATAATTTATCTCCATCCATGATCAGCTGATAACTTGTGCCTGTTTTTTTATACGCTTTAGAATATGCAGCAAGAATCATGTTGTAATATTCCTTGTCTTGGAACAATAGTTTCTTGATCTTCATATTCGTTTTTGCAATACTTTTTGTTTTTATCTTTAAGTCTTTGCAGATCAATTGTGTTATCTGCTCCGGCTTCTTTTTCTTAAATTTATAGGTTCCTTTGCTCCGGATCAGATATAACATATAATCTTGCGCTGTATATGTAATTGTTCCGGCTTCCCCTTTTCTTTCTCTCTTTGTCAGTTTTCCATGGAATAGTTTGTCATTTCCATTATAGAAACATATGAGATCGCCCAATTTAATGTCTGGCGTTTTAAAGTGCGTATCTCCTGCTGGATTCACTACACTAAATTCCAGTGATCTGGCAGATGAATAAGCACTTCCGGACCAGGTAATTGAACTGATCGTACTGGTAATATCATTTCCCTTCCATTCAACTTTTAAATTTAAACTCATGTCTCAATCACCAACTTTGTGCCTACATAAATATATCTTCCATTACTGCTTGATCTTCTTTTATGTTTCTTTGCTGCACTTTCGATCACTTTTTTATTCTTTGTATAGATTTTATTCCAGTTTGAAGAACTTCCTGTTTTCTTTTTTGCAATCTTACGCAGCGTATCTCCTTTTTTTACAGTATAAGATGTTGTTTTTACACTTTTACTGCTTCTTTTTTTACTGCTGTTCTTCTTTTTTACTTTCTTTCCATTTGATGTTTTCTTTTTTTCTGTCGCATATGTTACCACAATATATTCTTTCAAATTCAAAGTAAATGCGATATCTCCTGTGCTGTCATCTTTTCCATATTCAAGACTTTCTATCGACACTGTTTTATTAAAATCAACGTCTCCTGTCATAACAAAAGTGGGAGTCACTTTCTCATACTCCCACTTTTTGATTTTATTAATATAGTTTATTGGATTTGTATCAAATCCTTTATATTGGCAAAAGGGATATTCTTGCGCTGGGAAGAAAGAACTTATTTCAATCGTTTCTAAATTTCTGTCTCCAAGAATATTTATTTCGCCTTTCCTGTGTACAGTTTCAGTTGTATTCTGTACAGATGTTCCTATCTTATAGGAAGATGGCAATACCGGAAACCGGATCTTGTCATTTCCATTATTTAACCAAATTTCCCTTCCATTCTCCTTTTATGCCGGTATTGCTTCTAATTTCTCTGCAAGTTTTTCTGCTATTTTATCAATATCTGCTTCTTCTCTCACGATGATCGTATCTGCAAATTTTTCAATCTTATAAGTCTTATTTCCCTGATTTCTTGCCATCTGCACTGACTTATCATGTGGATATACACGCGTCCCTCTCGGAAGATCTATGATCTCTCCGCCTTTTTCATGAACTTGAGCGATACCACCACTCCAATTGTCTGTACCTCTTGCCAGCATTGGAATCTTTGGAAGATTAATACCTTTGCCTCCAAGTTTCGGTACCCAGCTTGGAATTTTTATTCCATTTAATCCAGAAATCACGGAATTTACAAGCCCGATCACCTGATTTAAAGGACGTTTTGCAAATCCAACAAGTGCCTCAAATGCTCCTTTGAATATTGTTTTTACACCAGTCCATGCCTTTTTCCAGTTTCCTGTAAATACACCTTCCAAAAATGTTATTATGCCACTAAATGCTGTTGTAACTCCATGAATTATGTCCAGTGTTGATTTAAGCCATCCTGATGCTCTGGCTACAATAAATTTAAATGCAGCTCCAAATACAAGTTTAAATGCTCCAGCAACAAATGTTGCAACTGGTCTTAAAAATTTAACAACCGCAGCTCCTGCTCTTCCTATTTTTCCAAAAGAACTAGCTGCCATTGTTCCAATCTTGCGCACTGTCTTTCCAAGTTTTTGAGTATCAACCCCTGCATCATTCATCGCCTTTACAACTGCCTTCTGCATTTTTCTTGCTCCGGCGGTTATTTTATCCCAGTTTTTATATACCAGCACCGCTGCAACAGCGATTGCCGCCAATACCAAGGCAATCTTTCCTCCAGGTCCTAAGAAAGCAGATATACTTTCTGCTTGTGAGAACTTTCCATACAGCGTGACCATTCTTCCTGCAAGACTTCCTATTCCTGTTGTAAGTGTTCCAATAATTTTTATTACCGGACCCACTGCTGCAACAGTCAACGCCATTCTTACAATAAATTTTTGCGTTTCGGGATTCAGCTTTGAAAATTTCTTTGCAAAATTAGCAAGTTTTGTTGCACCTGTAGTAATTGATGGCGCAACAACTTTCAATACAGAGCTTCCAAAGACCGTCAATGAGTTTTTTGCTGAATTGATTGCTTTTCTTATGTCACTCGTTGACGTTTTCATATCTTTCAGGGCTTTTTCTGTTGCTCCTGATGCCTGATTCATTTTCTTTGTTTTCTCTCGAAATGTATCATATTGTGACCCAGTCAATGCGATCGCCGCTGTTAATGCTCTGGAATTACTGAACAGCTTTGCCATTTTATCTGACTGTCCGCCTGTTTCCTTTTGCAAGATTTTTAGTACTCCAGACATTCCTTCTGATTTGATCATAGCCTGTCCATTTTGATATCCATATTTCTGCATTAATTTCGACATGGAATCCGTTGGTTTCAATAAACCAGTAAACAACCCTTTCATCTGCGTGGTGACTTCCGCTGTATTTCCTGTCACACCTGTCAGGGTTGCCATACTTCCAAACAATTCCTGATATGATACATTCAACGATTTTCCAAGTGGAAACAGAGGCTGCATACTTGATGCCAGCTCCTTGTATGTCGTAACACCTAACTTCTGGGTCATAAAAGCCATGTCACTGATTGATTGTGCCGTCTTGACATTCACACTGTCATAGCCTTTCATTCCAGAACTGATCAATGCTACTGATTCTGCTACGGAAGCACCTCCACCTTTAGCCGCTCTTGCTGATATTGAAAAGATATCCTGTGTTTTCTTTCCAAGATCTCCGATGGAACTGATTGTCTGATATACACCTTTTGATACTGTTCCTAATGCAATTCCTGTATCATTCGACACCTGAATCGCTGTATCCTTGTACTTTTGCAGATGCTCTTTGTTATCCAAAAGCGTATTGACCTGACCCATATCTTTTTCAAATGTATCAGCCATCTTTCCAGTTGCTCCAAGTGTTGCAAGAATCGGAGCTGTTACATTTTTCGTCAGAGATGAGCCAAAACTGGACATACTCTTTCCAACACTCTTAATCTGGTTCGCCTGCCGTTTCATATAGCCAACCTGATGCTGTGTCTGCTCTGCAGCTTTTTTCAATGGTTCGGTATACTTATCTATCAGTCGTAGTGTTGCATCAACTACTTTGCTCCTTGTACAATTCCTCTCTTTCCTGGCATTCCTGTCTTATAAATGCTCTCAGCATTGCTCTCTCATTTGCTCCAAGATCATAGTATTGCGACGGAGTCATATTATGATCGCGAAAGAGGAGATATGCCATCTGTATATCTCCTCTTTCGTGAATTAGTTTTTTAGTTCTTCTTCATCGACCACATCTGGACTTGATAAATTAGCAATTTCTGTTGCGATCTCCGGCACTTCTGTTTTAAACAGAATTTTCGCAAGATCAGAGGCATTGATTGCTCCAAAATGCTCCTGCAATTCTTTACTTTTAAGATCTGGATTGATCACGCCTTCTGCAACTGTCATTAAATTTGCTGCATATCCCTGTTGAAAATTATAATTTCCTGCCTTATCAAGTGGCAATGTCTGTAATTCCATCAGACGCTCCGCATCAATTTCCTGAATTGTGATCGTTGGGTCACCAACCAACTGCTGCATATTCCCTGATTTATAAGTTCCTGTTTTATTATCTAGAACATCTTTCTTGTCAAGCTGTAATAATTTCTCTACTAAATTCATCTTATCCTCCTAAATTAAGTCGATTGGTTCTGCATCAGCAAACGTAAATGGGTAGGATTCTTCGCCTAACTTGTTTGCTTCCCAATCTGCCAGTGTAAGCTCATCGAAACTAACTCCTGTAATTTTGACTCTTTCTGTTCCAAGTGATGCTGGATCTTTCAATGCTGTTATGATCGTAATATCCGGCATGATCCCTTTTTTAATATCTGCAAGCAACAGTTTGATCATATAAGAAGAAATTTTGTTCATTTTTAATGTTCCAGTTCCTTCTAACTGTGTGATCTTCTGCCCTTTGCTTAACGTATTTGTCTGTACAACATCACTTTTTGTAATCTTATACTTTGCTTGTAATGCTGTAGATTCTGCCATGTACTGATCATTTAACCATACATTTCCAAATGTTCCATTTATAACATGATCTGGTTTATAACTATCCCTTTGTTACCTCCTGAATATCTTTGTCAGACTCTGACAAACCTTTAAATGCTGATTTCTAACGTTACATCTTCAATTGCATCATTCATTTTGATATTTGCAACTAAATATACTTTATCTCCTGTATTTGCTTTTTTGATATCATCACTGCTCATATCTGTAGCATCCACACCATTTTGTTCAAGATATTGTTTGTTTCCATTAATATCAATTTCTACTGTTGCAGATTCTAAGACATTCTGTAATACAAGATCATCCATATATCCCTGAATTGCAGAGATTAAAAGGCATTTATTATCATAAGTATTGGCCTTTTTCCCAATCCACTCATTTCTGATCGTGCTTCTCAGATCACTCTTGATTGTGTCCATAATATCGACCAGCTTAATCTTTTTATACTGATCTCCTTTTTCATCGGTCTTTGTTGTAAATGAATTAACTGCACGTGCAACTCTGACTTCTCCGTCTTCATAAAACAGGATCAGTTTTCCTGCATCAATTGCTGAATCCATCTCTTTTTGGGACATTCGTGTACAATCTGTCGCTTCTGGCAGCACCGCATATGTTGCACTTTCTGTAATCGGTGTTCCTGCAAACAATCCTGCCATTCTGGCACAAAACTGCTCTGCAGTGTATGACTTATCAACAATTGATACACTTTCTGTGGAAAAGTTTATGACTGCTTCATTATCCGCTGTATTTTCTGGTAAAACAGCTTTGATATTTTTTCCAATTTCTCGCTGTTCCTTTACCCAGCTGACAACTTTCGATGCTACTGTCTCTGTCTGTGTGCTGACTGCTGCATAACTTACATTTTCATCCGCCAATGCATTTAATGCATCGTCAATCTCTGCATGATCTACTCCTGAAAATGCAACGACCAGCTTTTTCGGTTTGACCGTGTTTCCAATCAGTGCCATCTCTATCTGTTCTTTGTACTTTAATCCAGCACTTGGAATATTATCTCCTGGCGCAATCTTTAAAATCCTGTCATTGTTTGTTCCAGGAATGATCAGACCTACGTTTTTACTTCCAGATCTTTCAATCACTGTCTTTGCTTTTTCAATAAAGGTTATATTAATGCTGCATGTTCCCCTTTGTTATCATCTCCTTCATATTAACTTCCTGCATCATCTGCTCTATTGCTGCCTGTCGGCAGTCTTCTAAAAATTCAACTTTGAAAACAAATTGTATGATATTATGAGCCTGTCCGGTGTATTGAATCTCTGGTTCTTCCACAAATATCTTCCGGTCTTCCACTTCCAAATGATCACCTAATTTGTCTCTTATCTTTTCCATGATTTCAAGCTGTTCGGCATCATTTTTCTTATACTGTAAAAACGTCGTTTCAAACATATAACTTGATCGTGTGATACTTGCCGTCTCCCTCTGTTTAAATATCAGAGGAATCATCTGAACAAATAAGGATGGCGTTTCATAACCTTCCTCTACTTCATTACTATAAATTCTCATACCCGGAGCTGCTTCACGCAAAACCTTGATATAACTTGCTTTCAGTTCTTTGATTGGTATCATTTTTCAATTTCCTCATGAATCTTTTCCAGCATTTTTTCAGCTCTCTTTGCATGTTCTTGATGCCACCTCTCGATCACTGGTTCTTTGATTCTGCGCCCGGCAACAAATCCAACGGTCTTCCCACCGCCTTGAACCTTCTTTCCGTTCCGGCTGACAACCGTTACCATTTCATGACCATTATTGACCAAATGAAAATGCGCACCTTTCTTGCTGCCCTCTGCATAGAAATCTGTTTCCATATTAGATCTGTTTCCTCTGATTGCTGAAAATCGAAAGCCTCGTACAAGATTTCCTGTGTGCTTATCCACTGCACTCCATGTCTCACGGATCATATCTTTTTTAAAATCTCTTTGCTCTCTTTTTAAGCTTGCCTCTGCAAGATCTGGATACTTGCTGACTGCATTTTCTAATCCATCAACCAGATCATTCAGTCCGTCAAATTCCAATCCATCCATGATCTGCTCCTTTTTTCTTATACTCTGTACACTGAATCTCAAGCATTACCTGCTCTTCTTCAATATCAGCTGCATGCTTCACTTCCAGTTTCTTTCCGTGATACATAAGGATTGTATCTGGATGTATGTCTTTCCTGTATCTTGTATAAATGATATAAGATACCTCTGGAGACAGCTTCAAAGCATCATAATATTCACCACCACGCACAGATTTTACGGTTGCCCATATCCTTTTTCCTTTTTCATAGGTCATGATATCCTGTCCCATTTCATCCTGTGTTGTTCTTGGTGTACATATGTATATTTTCTTATTCATCTTTCCGATGTTGATCTCTTTCATAACCAATTCTCCGCATACTGATAAATAATGCTGTCTACTACCTTATTTACATTGCTTTTTTCGACATACAACCGACGATTATCATACATATCCTGTGTGAGTACCAATACTGCGATCGTAATATCTTCGTATGCATCAATCTGTTCGTCATCAAGACCTGTCTGCCCTCTGATAAAACTTTTCGCTGCATCCAGACAGGTTTGAGCAAATTTGATATCGTCATCGTCTGGTTCATCTAGTTTCAGATAATTCACAAGATAATCTTCATCAATTTCACTCACTCTCATCTGACTCACCGCCTTCCTGTTCATCCAGGATCTCTATCAATCCCATTTTTAACAGATCAGAGATCACGGGATCATTTTCAATCTCCCGTGTCTCATCTTTGTCCATCTTTATAGATCCATAAAAATCGGCTTTTGCTCTAATTTTCATCTGTTACTCCGCAGCCATAACCATTTTTGCAATCTTCTGCTCATTTTCGACTTTGGAATCCATTTCCATCCATCCAACAATTCCTGTTGCATGCTGTGTCATGTATTTTTCTCGTAAAACTGCAATCTCAAGATCTTCTGCAATCTTTACAGCAAGTCCTGACATATCTCCATAATAGATTGCTGTTGCTGATGCTGCCAGCTCTGGCATGTTATCAGAACAGTACACTGGTTTCCCTAACAGCACTTTTCCAAATGGTGCATTAACTTCATCCTGTAACAAATATCTTCCATTCTGATCTTTTAATTTACGGATTGCTGTTCTTGTTTTGGAGTTCATGATCCAGATCGCATCTGTCTGGAATGCATCTTTAATAGAATCCTGAAGATCGATCAGTTCATCTGCTTTGATCGCTGTTGCTTTCTCTGCTGTTGTAGTAAGCACTACACCTTTCAGACCTTCAATCTTGTTGTCTGTTCCGATCAAAAGTTCTTTTTCAACGAATCGTGATACGTTATATGCCATCTGATCAATCACAAAGGATACAATGTCGAACTGTGAATTATTGATCAGTGAGTTAGATACCAGTGATAACACTCCTGATAAGAATCCTTTTAAAGATATTGTTGTAAATTTCCCTGCTTTTGCTTCCAGTTCTGTAAATTCATCATGATATGCCATAGTAATATCATCTGAATCTGCTGGATACTTCGGAATTTCCAGATCACCTTTTACATTGTATTTTGTTGTCTTTTCAAGGATTGGAGAAATATCATAGACCTGTTTGATGATCTTATTTGCGATCGTTTTCGGAATCACCGCCCCATTATCTGTTTTTGTAATGTTTGCAGCACGATGTTCATCCGTGACCACTCCTCTGAGGTAATCTGCAAAGGCTTTTTCTTCCTCTTCTGCTCTTTTCTCTTCTTCTTTTTCTGGATCTGGATCAATCTCTGGATCTTCTCTTTCCCCACGTTCCTCAATATTCTTTTTCATATCTTCAAGGATATGAATGGTTTTATCAATTCTCTTAATCTCATCATTGAGTGTTTCCGCACGTTTTTCTTCATCGTCTGTAATAGCTCTTTCTTCTGCTTCCAAAGTGGCATATAAAAGTTTTAACTCTTCCACTTTTTCTGCTCTGTTTTCTCTTAATGCTTTAATGTTATCCTTTTCTTTACCCTCTCCGGCAAAAAACTGGATATTCATTTTCATACGTCTGCTTTTTTCTCTGTTTACTCTTGTAATCTTCCTTAAATATTACCTCCGGCTTCTTCGATCATCTTCTTGATCTTTGCTCTGCTTTTTTCTGCATCGTTTTCAGGTTTCTTATTACTTATATAGTCAAGATCATCTTCCTGGGCTCTGACTTCGATTTCATTCTCACCTTCTGCTCTGGCTTCAATCGTAGTCGAATTATACCAAGGCTTCATCTTGTTATCGATAATTGACACTTCTGTCAGCTCAAGATCTGAGATCTTTCGGATACTCATCCCATTTTCTTCTGCACGTTCTTCTCTTGGTTTTCTGAAACCAAAAGACCAACCTCTTAATCTTTTTTCCTCTGCTGCCTTCACAGTTTCTGAATCTGTTACTTCTGCACGTGCCTTTAATCCGATCACATCCTCTTTCAGTGACAGATTACTCTTTGTTCCACCGATTTCTCTGCGGTGATCAAGACATAATTTAATTTCTTCTGCCTTTTTTGTTGCTCGCTGGAACACTCCAGGTTGAATTTCTTCTAAAAAATACCCGCCTTTTCCGTCTGGAATCGGTCTTGATCTTCGATTTGTCACATTCACATATCCTTCGATAATGACGGACTTCTTTCCATCCTGTCCAGCTCTTACTTCGATTCGCCTTCTCCGTTACCTCCTTCTCCTAATTTGTGCATCTGATTCGTGTTTGGTACATATAGCATCTGAGTCTTTGGATCATATAAAACATCTTGAAGTCCTAACTTGATCATATTCATACCAAGCGGTTCCATGTTTTCACGTTCCCTTACCTCATCTACCTGTAACCATCCACTATCTGTTGCTGTCTTATATGCGTTGTAACGTTTATCAATATCTCCCTTTGTCAGTTCATACATATCTGGAGCAAAAAAATACTGCCCTTTTTCTGATTCGAGCAGTAATACTTTATTGATTGCTGTCATAAATTCATCTAACAGATTCGTAACGCAATACTTGATAAATTTCTTATCATCCTCTTCATTTCCACCACCAGACAACATCGTCGAAGGAATACCAAGCATTTTGCAACATTCATTGCTATTTGTCTGCTTATTTTCATTTAACTGCATCTCAACTGATGTATTAGAAGATTCTTGAAACTCTAATCCATTATTCAATACAACAACATTTTCCGTATTGTTCTGATACAATTTCTTAAATGCTGCCTTGATACTGTCTAATGCAGCTTGTGTCAGTGATCTTGGTGATTTTATAAATCCTTTTTTATTTCCACCAGTCTTTACAAGAGTTTCTTCATACTTCATGTTATTGTACATAATAGAAATCAAGGTTTTATTCGTTTCTATGATACTGTGTCCTTTCGCTCCGTCTGTTGTATTTCGAAGAAGTTTGATAAAATCCTCAGGGAAATAAGATTTCCCCTGTACCAGAATTACATATTTCTTAAAAATCACATCTGGATCTTTTGCAGTTCCAACATTTTTTTGATCTACATAATGCAAAGATCTGATTTCCAGTCCATCTCGATTCACATAACAATAACCACCTTTTCCGAGGAAATAATCTCGAAACATTGCCTGTTTCATTTCTTTTGCATCAAGCGTATCACCGGTATCTTCATTCAACAGACTAACTCTGTGATCATTTTCAATTTCCTCGACACGTTTTCCATTCTTTTTGTATAAACGTATCGGCACATTAGCAGCTGTTTTTACAATCAGATCAAGATTTCCTTGAATTGCTGGGATTTCCTCTGCCATTTCTCGCGTTATATTATTTCTTCCAAGATATGTACTGATCAATAAATCTTCACAATCATTTTCTTTCGGTATCTGTTCCGGCTCTGCTCTTTCTCGTTTCTTAAAAAATGCCATTTTCTTTCCTTCCTATGCTGTCTGTACAGAGAAATCATCTACTCCATACAACATATATTGCTGTAATAAGTACATGGCATTAATCAGACTCACTACCATATCAACCTTTCCAGCAGATTTTTTCTTGTTTACATATTTATTTAAGTTGGTGTCTTCGGTGCATCTTGCATTCTGGAAGTTAATCTCAAGTAATCTGTTTGAATCGTAAATAAATTCTTTAGATAAGATTTTTTCTTTCAACAGCTTCGTTGGAGCATGCAACACGGAACTGTGCTGTTTGATTTCAACACATTCATATCCTGCTGCCTCAAATTTCTGTACGGAAGAAATTGCATTCCATTTATCGTACCCAATCTGCATGATTGTCACCCCATACTCTTCTTCTAACGTCATGATCTTATTTTCAACAACGCTGTAATCAATAACCTCATCTCCACATGCGATACAATCACCATGATCAATGCAGCGTTTATAATTTACGTGTTCCTTGCTTGTCTTTTGCTCGATTCGTCCATCTGGTAAAAATCCAAGTACCTTTGCATAAATAATTCCGTTTTCTTCCGTAACCATTGCCGCTGCTGTATTGTCTTCTGACAATGACAGATCCAGACCAATCCATACTTTTCGACCTTTCCACCATTCTTTTTCTATTTCTCCAAAACATAATTTAACTTTCTGAATATCAATATAGCCTTCGACTCCAAGACCTCTATATCGTATATTATTATGCTTGCACAAATAGTTTTCTCTCTTGTTTTCATACAAGATCGCTGCGGTTCTTTTCTTTATGATATTCTTATAAACCGCTTTTTTCTCCACTGCGATCGGATTCGACTGATAAATACAGCGACCGTCCTTCTGCCAAATTTCTCCTGTTTTCAACTCATCATCCGGTTCATACAGCAGAGAAAAATATGTACCAACGTCCTCAGACTCAAGTACTCCATCTAATAGTTTTTTCGCAATATCAACCTCATCAATAAAAACATTGTCATCATTGGGGTACTGCGTGCTTATGACCATTCCAAGATTGTTAATAATCTCAATCTGTGATGATCTCATTGCTTCGAGTGGATATGAATCCATTCCACCGGCTTCGTCCGCGACGAATGCATTCGCCAATCTGGAATCCAAGTTATCGTTACTGTACGCTAATGGTGTGAAATTACTCTCGTTAATGTTACAAGTTACTTCACTGCGTAAGATTTTAAATGCTGGATCTTCCTCATCTACCAATAAGGGACTGCTTTTCAATATCTTACGAACTGCAAGCTTTACCTCTGATGATTGAGCGAGTGTTGGAGCAACGGAAAAGTATCTTCCAAATCCAACGCCTGTCAGCATTAACAATATTATGATTACTGCACAATAAAATGTTTTATGATTTTTACGCGATATCTCTAACAGAGCTGTCGTGTAATATCTGATCTTGCAAGATTCAAAACTAACTTTATTATCATCATAGATCTCACTTCCTTCTCTCCACATCGTACAAAGTGTCGCTGTGATCAATAACCAGGCATAATCTTCCATTGCATCATAAATGCTGCAATGAACGTCTGGATGGATCATCAGCTTTAACAAGTTACATATCTTCTCAAATTCTTTTTCATCTACATAAGCATCCTCATTATAGTCATCAACAATATCCATCCATTGCTGGGCTTGCACTTTAACATAATGCGGTACCATTCCTTCCGTTTCCGAAACTGCCCATTGTGCATACTTGTATGCTCTTCCATCACGAACCATTTAAAGCCGCCAAAAGAGGATTATCTTTCTTTTCTGTTTTCTTCGGAACGGACCTTAATGCGGATGCAATCGTCATGATGTTTTCTTTCTCAATATCAAGAAGCATTTTTCTCTTCGCCTGCACCTGTTTATCCAGGGAAACCAGATTTTTCTGCATTCCAAGTTCTAGGTTATAATACTCTTTCATTGTCATTTCTTCTTCATCAATCATATTTTGACAATTCTCCTGAAGATCAAGCAACTGCTTATAAATTGCTTCTCTTTTCTCTTCAAAATCCTTACATTCTGCATATAATTGACAATAACGATTGATAACGCTGCTATATAGATCGTCATTTTTCTCTATTTTTTCAAGGAGTTTTTTGATTCTTAGAAACTCTTTGTGAGCTACTGGATCACTTTTTACTTCTTTTCGTTCTTTTAATTTTTCACCAGTCAAAAGAGTTTTTTCCGCATTTTCCCTAGATGCCAGCTCTTTTTTTGTTCGATGACTCTTTTTTTCCAGTCTAATTACATTTGCTGGTTTTGTTGGTGTTGGCATTTAAAGCTCCCTCCTTTCAAAATGCTGATGTGGGAATTTTTTGTAAAGAAAGATGGGGCGTCGGTCTGGACGGCGTTTCTTTTTTCAAAATTTTAATCCCGGGGGGATACCTTGGAACACCCTCGCTCAGCCCTGCATCTCTCTCTTTTCATTCTGTTCCTTTGCGATCTCATGCAGTACCTCTCTGTCTATCTGTCCTGACTCTGCCATCTCATGGTGATGACCACATACAGTAATCAGATTATCATCATCCAATCTCTGCTCATAGTCTTCTGCAATCGGCACAATATGATGGACTGATAAATCATCATAGTTATGTTTTCTCATTGTTCCATGCATGAGTCTGATACAGCACTGACATAAGTAATGATCTCGTCTTCTAATCTCTATACTCTTATCCTGCCATGCCTGCGTTCTATGAAACCTATAAGCCTTTGTATCTCTTTTAATTCTTTTCGGCTTGCGACCGCAATCATAATTCTTCGGATGAATACGACCACAATACTGACATGATTTCAACATACATTATTTCCTTTCTCTAAATTGCAGAGGATGGAATCGAACCACCGTCCTTCAGCTAAGGAGGCTGACAAGCTACCACTGCTCTACTCTGCTTTATAACTTTGTCAGACTCTGACAAAAACCGTGGTATCAGGAATCGAACCTGAAGGAGCTGCGCCCATGTACCAATTAATTAACTTATTGACTGCAACTATAAATAAACATTTTTGTGAAAGGAGGATAAAGAATGACCAAGCAACATTCTTATATTTTTTAATGCTCCTGTTCCTAACAACTACCACGTTATAACATCCAGAAGTTTGTCAGACTCTGACAAAAATGAAGTATGGCTATTTGCCTTAGTTGACTGTTACATCTCCTGGATGAATACGGAATGTTGGAGTCGAACCAACCGCCAGTGATTTATAAGATCACCACTCTAACCGATTAGTTAATTCCGCTTTATTTTTCTCTTTGACTTGACATATCTTATAATTTTGTAAACTTGCAAAGGTTTTTTTCTTTCTTATAAATGCACCTTATTTTTTGTCATGTAACTTTACACAACAAATTTGAGTTAACTTTTCTGTACAAAAAGAAAAATCAAACGCCAAAATCCAATTTTGAAATCGCTTGATCTGTTTCATCTTGTTCAACTCCTATATATCTGAGCGTTACATGAATATCTGAATGATTGAATAATTTCATCAACATCACTGCATCATGTGTCGCCTGATACATATGATAACCAAATGTTTTCCTCATGGTGTGTGTTCCTAGATTATAAACTCCAAACTCTTCTCCTGCATTCCTCATCACTTCCCAAGCTCTTTGCCTGCTAATCGGTCTATGTGTTACTGGATTCTCAAGAAGATATTGAAGATCATCTTTCCCTCGTGTCCACGCTTCCAGTATCTTTTTCAGATTCTTATTGATGATAAAACGCTTCTCTTTCTTTGTCTTTTTCTCTCTCATGGCTATGTAATCTTTTCCACGAACATCTTTGACACGAAGCTTCAGAATATCAGACACTCGCAACCCTGAATAAATTCCGATTGTGAACATCACATAATCCCGCTCGTTATTCTGTTTCAGATATCGTGCAATGTCCATAACCGTATTCATGTCTCTTATAGGCTGTACAGTGTTCAATCTCTTTCACCTTCTTTTAGGCATAAGAAAAGCACATCAGAATCTGTCCAATGTGCTTTTTCCTCTTTATTCATTTCTTTACAATGCCATAATAACACATGTAAGTGTCGCAAAGTGTCGCATCTTTTAATTTTCTTCCACTTTTTGAATAAAATCATTCATCATCTTTGTCAATTGACCAGCCTGACTTACTCCTGCTTTCTTACATGCTTCCGCAAATGCTTCCACTGTATCTTTTTTTAACTTGTAACTTTTGGCAACGTATCCTGCTTTTTTATTCCACTTTGCACTTGCCTTTGTCTGTGGATTCGCTTTACTTTCCATGTCTTATCAACCTCACAATCTTCGGAAGTACGTCAATCAGTTCAAGTATTGATGCAAACAATAATATCAAACTTGTGTAAATACTTCTCTCTCCAAACTGTAGCACGATCGCAAACAGTAGTACCATGTCGTAAAATGTTATCTTCTTCATTTTTCTTTTAAGCTAATGTGTGTTATACTATTGTTACAAAGGATCGGGAGATTTCTCTCCCTTTCCTCTGTTGTTTTAACTAATAGGGCTTTATTAGTTAAGGGCTTGTATAAGTTGAGCTATCGCACTAATCAGTAGGGCTATTGCTGTTATTGCTTTGATAATCAACTTTGCAAGCTTTTTCTTTTGTTTCTTTTTCATTAGCTTTTCCTCCTTCCATACTTATATTATACAATAGTGTGTACACTATGTCAACATAAAAAAATAAAAGAAGATGAAATTTTCACATCTTCTTTCATTTTTATTTTTTATCATTTTCCTTATTTAATAATTTGTTTGTATTAATTGTCGGTAAAATCATAGGATTTGTATTTGCATTTGCCGTAATTGAAGTAACAAGTGCTCTAGCATATGGATATAAAATCGCTACCGCATTCGGTTTAAACTCTTCTATATCATTTTCTTCGCAATTTTCGCATTCGAAAAATCCAACCATTTCTACATTCAACCTAAAAGGATATGCTTTATCTGGCTTATCAAACACTTTAATTTCCAATTCAACAATCAAATGTTCTGTTCCCACTGTGATAAAATTAGGATTTACAGAAAAATCTACTTCATAATCTTCTTCATCTGAATCTAAATTATAATTGAAATCTATTGATTTCACTATATATTGTTCAAATTTAAATATACTATTTACATTTTCTTTCATAATCACGCTGCCTTATTTAAATTACTGCTGTTACTATAATCTTCATTACCTTTCCTATTTGTGTTCTTATAACGTCTAGATACATCTAAATATGCTTTATAGTACAAAGATTCCTCTTTGGTTTCCACATTATCAATCCCATTTCTTTCTAGCATTTCGTCTAGTTCTTTTGGTGTTAGACTTTGAAAGAAACTTTTGATACGTTCTTTCCTTTCCTGTCTTGTCATCATATCTCTTTCCTTTCCCTTTATATGTGTCATATTGAATAATAAATTTCTCATTTTTTTCTACTTCATAATCTTCTTTTGAAATTTCTCTAATATTATGTATTATTTCTGTATTTTTTACACATAATTGATATTCTCGTAATCTTATTTTTGAATTTGTATGGCCTTTTACATCTGTGTCAAAATAATATTGAATTGCATCATATTGTTCTTGATATCCCATCTCTTTAAACATAATATTTATCACTGTTCCATCAGTTATTCTTTTGTGTGTATATTTTTCTGACTTACTTAATTCTTTTTCCAAAATTTCTCTTGTGGTATTAAAATCAAAATTATGTTCTGGGTTATCTAAATCAAACAATCTTTCTTTTTGTAAGTTTATATCTGCTTGCAAAATCATGTAATTCTCTATTATATCTTTTTCTTGAAAATCTTTCCCTTTTACTTCTTCACACATTAGATGTATCCATCTATAAGCATATGCACATTCTTTATAAAAATATGCTCCGTCTCCTAACCAATGACGATCACCTTGGCTTATTTTCATTTGTTGTGTCTTTATTATCTCATTTCCTCTGGTGCGTTCACTCCCATGGTACAATCTACTCACCAACTATCATTTGTTTTTTATATAATTATACACTTTTTCAAGAATTCTCGCTAGACGACATCTAGTAAATAAATAAAAAAGAATCACTATATGTTGTGGTTCTCTTTTATTTATTGTAGAATGCTTTTATTTGTATTTATTAATCGTTATGTGTTTTCCTTTGTTTTAATAATTATTTCTGCTCACTTATTCCTCTGGCATCGAAAACACTCTTTATCCTCAATTGTATCGATTATAAATCATTTTAATAATTTCTATTGCTCCTTTCTGCCCGACCGAAGCCGGGCATTTCCTGCATTAGTTTTTGCGTTTCTTATGAGTTATATTGCGACTGGATCTTTATTTAATTGTCTCGTGTGGTATATAAAACATCCAGTGTCAAGCCTGACGGCTTGGATCTCTGCCCGAATCCAACATATAGCACCGATTGGCAGAACAACAAATAATTTACATGTTATATCAGGCAGAGATCTAAGCCGTCAGATCATTCTTCATCACTGTTTTTCTTTGTCAGACTCTGACAAAATCTCCTGTACTGCTTTAATTGCTTTGTTATACTTTCGATAAACCGTACTTCGGTCCATATTCATTTTGTCTGCAATATCAACCATCGGCATATATCTTGCAAATTTTAACACAAGAATCTTTTGACACTCTTTGTCCTCGATCTGCTCAATCACTTTCGATACTTTCTTTTTGTAATCCAACAATCTGTCAATCTTTGCACAGATCTCATTCTCAATGTCAGCAATCTTTGCAGTCACTTCTGCCATCTGGTCCTTACAACCTGAATTATGTACTCCACATCCATCCCAGGTGCTTGTCCGTTTTGTTGCAAGGTCCATATAGCTTTTCTTGTCTTCAATCAGTGCATCAATTTCATTGTCGATCCATCTGATCTTTTTCAAAAATTTTTTTGCCTTTTCAAATTCATTTTCCAATGTTCAATACCTCCTGAATGTGTTATACTTGTTCTGAGGCATTGGACTTCTCGTAAGTTCTTGTCTCTTTTTTCGTTTATTTCACGTTAAACTGCCATCGATACAAATCTGTTTTCAAAAAACATTCGTTGTAAGCACTTCTTCCTGCTTTAACACAAACATGAACCATCTTGCTGTAGATCGCAGCGATTTCGCCTTTCACTACTCTGTATCGTTCTTTGTTGTCTTGTGTCAATTTTCTTGGTACAAAAATCGTTATCTTTCTTCCAGGCTTTATCTTTTTCAGTTTTTCTTCAATCATCTCAAAACTTACCGGATTCAACCTTACTGGATTTGAGTTTGCATATTGTCTTTTCTTTGCCATCACATTCCCTCCTGCTGCTTTCTCAGTAATTGTTGCTCCAGATCATCAAAGTCGTAATCTCTCTGTGTGAAATTGTGCTGTATCTGTGGCTTAGGAGCATTAGCTCGTGCCTTTGGTTCCTGGACAAACTGGACATATGACCGATTAATCCAACCGTTCAAAAACTTAGGCATACCTCGTTTTGTCTTTCGTTTCTTGGTATTATTAATCAGCCAAGCATATATTTTTCTCATCTCTGCATGGATATCAAGATCTGGATAGAGTTGTTCAAATCTCTCAATGTCGTTCTCAGTGACCACGTAATCACCGCCATCCTTCAACGGCATGTGATATTCTCTTGCCCCCTGATAGAGCTGTTCAAAATCTTTGTTATCATTCTCCAGTTTTTGTTGTTCCTGCTTCTGCTGCCCGGCTTGCTCCGGCAGTATATTATTATTTATACTAGACTTACCTAGACTAACCTTACCTAGACTGGGGTTCCATTCTGGTTCCGAATTGTCTCCACTCTGGATACATTGCGGTTTTTCAAACGTATAGGTCTTATTTTCATTCAAATACAGCATATTTTTCTCATTAATACAGTCTGTTTCGTGATATCTGTCTTTTTTGATACAGTTATGCATTCTCCAATGCTTGATCACGATCACTCCCGATGAAAATGTGAGAATATACTGCTTCGCGATCAGTAATTTAAAATCATCTTCACTCCCTCCGATCATGCGCTGTATTCGTTTTGGATTGTTAATGAAACCATCATCATCCGCACGTAACAGTAAATGGAAATACAGCGCCTGTGTCGATAACGGAAGCTCCAGAAAATTGTCACTGTCAATGATCCGGATATTTACCATTCTTCTACCTGCCATAATCAGTAACCACCTTCATTTCTTTCAAATATTTTTTTAATGACTCAGATATTACTTTTAATCTGACGATTGTTTCTTTGTCATTCATCTTGGTTTTTGAAATCTGTTGATTGATATATCTAAGCGTTGTCTTTACGTCTTGGAACGTAAACGTTACACTTTCCAGATCCTTTTCTGATATCTTTTTATTTTCTAACACATTTTCGCAAACATACTCACAATGCTGTTGTGTTGGCTTCCATCCTAATGGCGTATTTTCACACCTATAACGACAGTTACTTGGATGATCACACAATCTACAACAACCAGAACATGGTCCATTTGTATCTAAATGTTCCTGTTGTCTCTGAATCAGCTTCGTATGACAGTTCTTTGAATTATCATACTTACACATTATCTTTGCATTTTCTTTAGAATCTTCCTTAATCTCCTTTACCTGCGATAATTTAATATCTTCCTGCTTTGATAGATCTCTCTGTATCTCTTCCGGTAGTCCTGCCATTTCATTTGCAACAGATACTGGCATACTTCCATCCTTAAACTGTTCTTTTGCTTCATCCACAAGATTCCTGTTAATACTCTCCAATTGTGCAACTTTCGTTCCTGAAACGCCTAAAATTGTTGATATCATCTTTCTCATATCCGTCGATGGTATCTTTGTCTCATTTTCTTTTGCATACTGCTCTAATAAGATTCTAAGCTTCGCTGTTTCCTGCATCTTCTCGTATTCGGTTCTTTCCCTCTGCGTGGAATTACTTAAGATCAGATTTAATTTACCAATCGTACTTGTCGTGTCTTCCACAACACACGGAACAAATTCAAACTCTTTTATTCCAAGCTGTTCCACATTATAAATTGTTGCCAGTCTCCTACGGTGTCCTTCGTTCACTTCATATTCATCTATATCTGTTTTTCGAACACGCAGCGGATTCTTAATTTCTCCTGCGATTCTGATTGCTGCGGCAAGTTTTTCAATTCCTTCTGTGTCGTAAAAGTTATCCGGACTAGGTTTTAACTTGGTATAATGAATCATCTGGATTCGTGGAGCTGACTTCTTTTTCTCTTGTGACTGTTTCTGCCCGATGCTTTTTAAAATGTCATTCATATCCATTTACTGCACCTCCTGAATCAATTCATCCGTAAAATCATTGTAGTCAAGGCATGCATTCTTTGTACTTCTGCATTTTCTTAGCGGCATTCTGCGATATGTAGAATAATTTACAGATGCACAATCCCGAATAAGACTCTTAAATATCGGATACTGGTGTCTATTTACCAAATCAATTAATCCAATTTTATTAGCTTTTGTTGGCTTCCAAAGTGTAATTAATACTTTATACTCACAGTTTGGAGCAAGATCTAATATGTCTTGAAAGTGCTCGTCAAAAAAAGCAAGTCCATTGATGCTGTTCTGATCGAGTTTCACTGGAACCACGCAAAGATCTGCTGCCACCAATGCAATTTTTGTATATAATTCAAATGTTGGGTGACAATCTAAAATCACATAATCGTATCGATCTTCACCCAATTGATGAATCTGGTCTTTCAGTTCGATCGGACTGTAGATCTTAACAAATTCTAATTTCCGGTCAGCCTGAACAATATCCAGATTCTTGAATTTTGTTCTTCTGATCGCAGTTTCCAAGGTATACATTCCCTGGAGGACTCCTGTTAAGCTTTTTTTCTTTTCATCATACTTTCCGTAAAAATAGGATGCGTTACCCTGAGGATCGCAGTCGATCAGCAAGGTTTTATACCCTCTTTCACTCAGATTATAAGAAAGATTGACTGCCGTGGCGGTCTTTCCAACTCCGCCTTTATAATTCATAATTGTTATTACCTTCATATTCTTTATCCTCCATTATCTTTCTGTGGAATTTCTTAAGTTCTTCTGCATCATGCTTCAAGTGTTTTGATTCATTCAACACATACAGCTCATAATTCCCACACTTTGGACATACACAGTCCAAAGAAACCGACCAAAATCGTTTCTTACATACCGGACAGAGGTTATCCCAAAATGGTTCTGTAAAGTCTGTTGTGTTGTCTGTATACTTTCTTTTCATACGCTGTTTCCTTGAAAAAATCCGCAAATAATGGTATAATTAATTTGTTCGAAAAATATACTTTGCGGATTTTCGCAGGAAGGGTGCTCATCAGAGTGCCTTTTTTATTTGTGATAAGGTACTTTTTCCGATCTGGTAGATACTTTTAAAAGCATTTCAGTACTTTTCACTACTGATTTACCTTCACTATCCAATTCTTTCATCACAATATCTCTCATAAATCCTAAGGCTGCAGCCGCAAGCGGTGCTGTAAATGGATTCATTGGTGTTATAACTTCATTGATCATATTTACATATTCCACTGCAACTTCACGATAACCATCCAGTGATTTCGCAGGCGCACCGGCAACCGTAGCTTCTAAAATCTTCTTAATCATTTCTTTCTGTTTTTCGTTTGTCATTTTTCATTTCTCCTTTACACTTTCTTTAGCAGATGACTCTTTGAAGTGACCAGCTGTATGTAATTGTTAAAATAAATACTTATGGAGTTTCGTTTTCTGGTTACTAATAATAAAAGTTCATATTGACAGTTGTATGGGGTATTTGCTGGTCCTATCATTGAGTGATAGTCAAAGTCTTTCTGCTTTCTCTGGTCACTTCAAAGAATCATCTGCCATTAACTTGATTTACTAAAAATTTAGATAAATACCTTTCTTTTCATTTATCTGATTGTGTTTTAATTAACCTTGGATTATTTCATCAACTCTCCAATATTAATCATTGATTTATTGTCACCGCTGACCTTTGGAACTTCTCCGTTCCATTTTTTGATCCACTGCTGTGCCAAAATTTTATTTGTCAGCTGTTTTTCAAGAATCTTGTTCGCATCTGCTTCGGCTTTGGCATTAATTACTTTTGTTTGAGCATCTTTCTTTGCTTTCAGTCGGTTTTGTTCTGCTGTCTCAACTCTCTTTTTCGCCACTGCTTCATCTGCGATCGCTTTCTCAATCTCATCACCTGCGTTCATATCTTTTATGGTCAATTGGATTAATTCCACACCTTCTGATTTCAACATTTCCTGAAGATCTTTGCTTGCCATCTTATAAACTTCATTTTTCTTGGCTCCCAGAACATCTATGACGTTATACTGAGTAACTACAGTCTCAATTGATTTCTGAGCATAATTGCTGATGATATTTTGTTTCAGGTTGTCCAGTGTTGTATATCTTTTGTATACCTTAAATGCATCCTTCTGGTTCACTCGGAATTTGACATTTACCTCGGATGTTACAAACTGAGCATCTTTGGTCTGAACATTGACCTTCTTGATCGTTCTTTCTTCTACTGTTGTAGGAATTAGAAAGACTTTATCGATCGGGCTTTTAATCGCAATTCCTTCATTCAGTGTTTTGTCAGATGTTCCACCAACCGCAGACCATCTGATACCAACATTGTTGCTTGGTACATATACAATACACATACTCAATAAAAATACAGCTAACGGAATAATACCTAATAATGCTGCTTTCTTTGATTTTCTTGATTCCCCATACTGATCAAAGCATCCGGCTATAATCAATATAACTGCAATTACAATCATTGCTGCTCTAAATAAAAATATAAACATGTTGCTTTTCTACCTTCCTATGTATCTAAATTTATCTCAGATTCGAAAGATAGGTATTTATCTGGTTTTATAACAACACTTTCGTGTTATAAGCTACTTCATAATTTTTGTTCTAATAGTTACTGCTTGTTCATTCAGCATTCCTTCCACTGTATCAGCTATATGTTTATTTTCTTCGTCCATCTCTTTTGTAATTGTACGATTTAAATATCTCAATACTGCAACAGCAATAGCTTCTGACAACGTATTTACCGTTCCTATTGCCTCTGTAATCTCATCTAAGTAAATGGCAGCAACTTCTAAAAATGCCCTTGCCGTCGTTCCATCTCCAGCTTTTGATCTTCCTGTCTTTGCCTTTACCACTGCCGTTGCTAATTTATCATTTATCAATTCATACTTTGCCTGGTTCATCTTATACCTCCTATTGTCTATTACCTTATGCTCCTTTGAACACAACATCCTTCCAGGATGCTTCTTTACTTCCTTCTTTTTCTTCAAACTGGCTCATTGGGATTCTGATCAGCTTTCCTAATCGGAGTGCTTCGATTTCTCCGTTTTGTACCAGTTTTGTTACCATCGATCTTGAACAGCTCATCTTTTCGGCAAATTGTGCCGGTGATAAATACTGTTCATTTTTCTTCTGATCTTTGAGTTCTTCGATTTGTTTTTCCAGATGCTCAACTCTTTCTTCTAGGTACATTGCTCTCCCTCCTTAATAATGTGCAGGTTACTTTTTTCTTCTTCCATCTTGTAGCGCAATAACTCTACAAGAAATTCACCACCATATTCCCCATACCATTCAATATCCCGTATTACTTTTTCAAGCTCTTTATATGTCTGACATCCCTTTTTTAGTTCCTGATAACATTTTTCTGTCTCTTGTTTAATTATCTCTAGTGTTTCAAATGCTTTTTCATACACATGCATCACCTCCCACTTGTCTATACCAATCTCTTTTCATATAATTTACTTACAGGGAACCCTACTTCCCAAGTTTTTATGAAAGGAGATATTTATGCCAGAATACAAAACAATCTCAACTACAATTAATTGTGATTATTCAAACAAGACATGTTATGTTGATCTGACATATCAAAAAATTAATCGTTGTGGTACTACCGCTATTCGAGGAAAAATTGCAAATTTCAATTGTCCAAACAACAACCAATGTCCAACAGATCAATGTCCTATTTATTCACAAAAATACATAACTACTGCTTGGTAAAATCACGTTGAAATTTCTCCTTCAGATTGCTGGCATTTAAACTCATATCTAACCCAGTAATCTGCTGGAGTTTTTTCATGATCACATCGTAATGTATCCTCCCATTTTCTTCTTCAAAAGTTTTTTCACATCCATCTTTCCAATATTTACAATATTGGCATCCGCAAAAAATCCAACCTTCTGCAAATACGGAACTCTGAATAATCCTTGCCATGCAATGAATATCTTTTTCTGTTAATTGCGTTAAAAGCTTATATCCAGGACAATTCTTCTCTCCACAGGAATAGTTGTCCTGTTTTGTTACCCAGCATTTACAACTCTCTCTTAATTTCTGACCACAATTTACGCAGAAATTTGCTTCTTTCTTATTTTCATGATTGCAATTTTGGCAAATATTTTTCTTGTTAGTTATCTTCCTCACCCCCTGTCATTTTGTTGGCTTGTTAATTTTTAACTTTCTTCATATAATTAATTTACAGGGAATCGCACTTCCCGAGTTTAATGAAAGGAAACAATTCACAATGAAAACAAAACGTTTTAAAAATCTTTGTCCTCATACAAATTCTGAAATGGAAATTTCTGTTTTGTATCAAGAAGTTCCCATGACTGGAACATTAACTAAACACTTTAAAAAATCTGATTTTATTTGTTCTAAACTTTCTGCCTGTCCATATGGGCAGAAAAAATGTCCTGTTTTTCTATCAGCTCCAACATCTTTATAGATTTATGTGGCACCGATTTATTCGGTGCTCTTAAATTTCTAATCGCAATCAAGATATCCTGATTCTTTCATGATCAATTTTGTAGTCTCTGACCAATCTGCTTCACAGACATCAAATTCTCCACACTGCTGACAGGGCTCTATGAAATCTGCCTTTTTCCCACCAGCAGCCTGCACTCTTAATGAATGCATATGTCTCAACGCGCATCGGATACCTCGATTTCTTATTTCTTCTTCCTGCATCTTCCTCACCTCCCTGTCATTTTGTTGGCTTGTCAATTTTTGGCTCTTTTCGTATAATTAATTTACAGGGCACTGCCATGCCTAAGTATTTACGAAAGGAGATTCTTATGAAATACGATAAAAAACTTATGACTTCTAAAGAATTATCAGCTGTTCAAAAAACTTTGGATTCATACAAAAAGTTCACACAACCATTTGATAAATATTCTAAGTTTTATGCAAAAGCTTTTGCTGCTCAATCCATTGCTCGCAAAATGCAATATGTAGCTGTTTTAAATTCTAAAGCTGTACCTGTTGGTCTTAAGAAATCCATGCTTACACCATCAATTAAACTTTCAGCATGCATAATAGATACATATTTAAACAGTTCTTCTATCCGTAGTTTGCAGAAAAGTATACAGAAACTTCAAAATACATATACTTCTTCTGTTCAACAACAAGCTATAGAATTAATAACTGTTTCTCAAAAACTATTTTCTTCCGCAGGCTATCCAGTAACCTATACTATTGAAGATTTTGTTTTTGATGATGATCATGTTGCTGTCCCTATTGATTTTGCGGATACAGTTTCTGAAAACCTAGAAGATCCAACTCCTGTTTTTGAAAACAGCTCATCCAAAACTAAAACAATCAAAGTAAATACATTAATCGCAATTTTGAATTTAATTCTTTTAGCTGTAAATACATATAATGGTTTTATCTCCAATCAGCTCCAAGCTGAATCCAATAAAATTCAGATTGAATCTAATAAAATAGCTAAAGAGCAACTGAAATTTGATAAAAAATATAAGCAAAAAGAACTAGAACAAAAAGATCGTGAATTGGACCAAAAGGATCGCGAACTAGATCAAAAAGACCGTGAACTGGATCAAAAGGATAAGGAACTTCGAATCCAGCAAAATAAATCTAATTCCCAAAACTAAAAGTTCCAGATAAAAATATTGTCATTACGATTGCATATATTAATGTTTTTTGGATTAGAAGATCTCTTTTTATGTCTTTTAAGGGATCTTCTTCTTTTATGTCTTTCCATGATTTGATAAGTGTATATATTTCTAAAACAAGAACTCCTACTATTACAAAACCTGGAATATGTATATATTTCGTCTTTCCCACCTCCAACTTACTTCAATACTGCTTTATCTTTTGCATATAAATAAGCTTTATTTAATACCATTTTCACATCTGTAATTGCTAGTTCCTTTGTTGCTAGAAAATCAACTACATCCATTGCGATCTGTCTGTTTCTTTGATAATCTTCTTGTGCTTTTTTTATTGTCTTCACTCTTTTTTCATGTACGCTGTCCATCTTCCTCACCTCCCTGTCATTTTGTTGGCTTGTCAATTTTTAACTCTTTTCGTATAATTTACTTACAGGGCACTGCCATACCCTAGTCTTACGAAAGGAGATTAACCATGTTAATTATTTTGAATAGTTTAAAGAATTTATTTCTTACAATTACTCATAATGCAAATTATATTAATTTATTTGGTACCATCATTGCTGCATTTATATCATATAAAACGGCTCGTTATACTGCTTCAAGACCAAACAAAATAAAAGTTAAACAGTTACAATTAAGTAATGTTTATCTTCCTTTATTTCGCATGTTTGAAAGCGTCCCTGATGATTTAACTTTGCAAAAAGCTGTTTATCTTCATAAGAAAATAACAAATATATTAGATAAAAATTATGAATTAGCATTTCCTCAGTTACATCAATTAAATAAATCATTTGGTTCTTCCGTACTTGCAGGTTCTGGCTATCAAATATATTTTCATAGAATGAAACATATAGTTGCCACTGATTATGAGCTTTTAAAAAAGTCCCTTGGATATCCCTCTGAAAATTTTTTCAACATTTTTGTGAGAATGACTTTTAAACAAAAAATGCGATCTTTGATTTCTTGGATAAACATGATTTGGATTTTTGCACCTATTATATTAGCCTTCTTTTCAAGCAACTCTAAATCAGCTTTTCACAATACTGGATCTATTATATTTTTCTCAATGGTTACATTCTTCCCATTAATAAAAATCAACAAATGGATAAACGATTTAAAAGATTAAATCATTCCATAAGAATTAATAAATAGAAAATTCCAAAAAGCACTCCTGCTTTCCACCCTTATATTGCTCCAAGAAAAATACATGTTGCTAATATCTCTATGTATATTTTCATCTTCTTACCTTTCATCTCTTATCAATCCCAAAATGTTTTTTTAATCTTTTAACCTTACGCCTGCCGATTTCTCTTATGTAGGCGTTTATTTCTTGCTTTGTCGGCTTACTCATTCCATTCTTTAAAAGATGCAGACATAAGACTTTAATGCTCAGTGATGTAACAAAACTATCTACTGACAAGATAACAGTCATACCTGTTAAAATTTTTGTTATCATTTCTTCCTCACCTCCCTGTCACATAAGTAACTTTATAAGTTACTTTAAATCAAAAAAAATTTCCATCGGATTTTCTATATGAAGTTCTTTAATCATAATTTCGATCTCATCACTTCCAAAAACACCTTTTGACATTTTCTCATAAAACGTCTCAGACTGTAGACAAAGTCCCGGTATTTGCCGGGACTTTTACTATGAGCACTGTTTTTCTGGTATAATACAATTA